GACTGCACAATCTTCAAATTTGTGTTAAAAAACGAATAGATTCGCTGTGTTGCTCTGTCCATTTGCGCAGCATTTGGAACATAATCGTGCGGTTCAACCCGAATTGCTTCGGCCTTGCTATCAACTGCAGCAACACCAATCGATGTAGATTCCATACTCAAATAATTATCCGCAAAGGATTTTGCACTCTGTTTCAAATCCTCTGGCCTCATCCCGGTTGCGTATTTTAATAACCACTGAATTACGCTTGAGTTTTTTATTGCATTAACAATGCCTTGATCTGTTGTTGTCACTACCGACATCAACTGCGTTAATGCAATTCCCGGTTCATCTCCAAATATATCATTATTGTTAAAATCGCGCCGCAAATGGATAATATCAGAATACGGGAAGGTTGCATTTTTCCCATTATTAAAATAAAATTTAAGGGACAACGTTGCGTCTTCCCCGTAAACAGCTTCCACCATCGCTGTCGGAATGGGGTAAATTTCAACAGGGTAGCCAAAGCTATCGCGCATAATTACCGCAAAAGCATTATTATTAAGCGCTAGTTGCGCCGCTAACTTCTGCTGCATGGCTTGACCAGTCATGTGTGGATTTGGCTCTTCCAAGAGAAAACGCATATATGCTTCGGGATTAACCTTAATATCATTTGAGCCGTCTTTTTTTATTGTTTCTCTTACATGTTTCCCCAACAATTTCCCCACGGCCTCAACTTCCGGCCGTATGCACGCCCGAACAATGTCTGATTGATACAGCTTGCCCTCCCACGCATAAAACCCATTTCCTTTATCAGTGATCATTTTAAAACGGGTTTCGCTTGGGGATTTGTTAAATAACCGACTGATACTTTTAAATAATCCGATATGAACCACCTCCTTCTTTTATTTGTTACAATGCTCGTTTAGCGTCTTTCGCCCGACTTGGCGCGTCCGTCCTCTTCCGATTTTTAACAATTAAAAACGCCTCAAAGGCGTCAAATTAAATCATACTCATGTATTCTTCAAAGTTTCGTTCATATACAACAAATGCATCAATAGCACTTGATACGCCATCAATTCTTTTTCTCGAATTGCTTGTTTTGCATAATGAAATATTGTTGTTTCTATCAACGTCGATAGCAGCATTAGTCAAGTTCCATTTTAGGATACTGTTGTTGTTATAATTTATTTTCTTTGCTTTTAAATCAGAGGCAAAGTCTTTCATCGGTGAACTCATTGTTTTTTTGCCTTGGATTACGCATTCTGTTGAATTTTTTCCAAACAATGACTGCAATTCATCAACTATGTATTGTGAATTCCAAGAATCATATCCAATTTTGTAAATGTAGATATCAAGCTCATTTTGTACCTCCGCAAACCAGGCGGAAACATCTTTATAATTAATTTTATTCGTCCCCGAAGCTCGCATCAACCCTTGCTCGACCCATCGCGAATATGGAACTTTGTCTTCTTTTTCTCGCTGCGTTATAAGATCTCCAGGCAACCAATACATTTGCATAATATATAATATTTCGTCGTTCGGAACTCTGAATATAACGGTTCCACAACATAAATCCGTCGTGGTTGAAAGATCAAGCCCTCCAATGCCATAGCGCGGTTTTAATTTTACGACATCAAATACCGCTGTATTATTTATATCATCGAAAATTAGCCAAGCTTCAGACGAAGTTTCCCGAATATTAAATTCTTTACAAACTAAGTTTTTAACTAACATTGAATTAGTTTTTGCTTTTTCAACTTTTTCAGCTAATGTCTTTTCGTTCTTAATTGTACCTAGGCCAGGGTTCGCTTTTTTCCAACATTTTGGGTTTACCCATTCTTTTCTGGAATCCAGCTCATAAATAAATGCTATGAACCGATCATCCTTATATCCATTCAGATCAAAATAGCCATTGATAACCATTGTGGCCTCGTCATATTTTTGATCATATATATCTTCCCTAATTGTCCCAGCTGTGGAAGTAATATATATCAAAGGCTGTTCCCTTGCACTTGTTCCATCAGCCATGACATCAAATAGGGCTTTTCCATTTTTCCATTGGTGGATTTCCATCCTTGTTATCGTAAAGGCTTTTTATCCTCTACTTCTTATAGTTTCCTATAAGACCAGCATACATCATCATCCCAGTAGGATGTCGGTCACTCGTGGGTTTATTTTATTCTGCGCTTTTTAGTAATAAAAAAGCACAGGTTCAAAACCTATGCGTTACGGTGAGCCACAACTTTTACATTGTGCTTTACCTCGGTATTAGCGTGATACTATTTTCTAAAGATATCATGAATAACGTGCCTTGTAACACTATATTTATCCATAATTTCTTTTCTTGATAAGCCATAATCAATATCATGTAATATATTTTCATTTCTCTCTGCAACTTTTGCATGTTTTAGGTGTTGATGTTCAATCAATTTATCATTTAACTCTTCTGCAACCCAATACCAATTTTTAACCCTGTAGATTTTATGAATTGTGCTAGTTCCTACTTGGTATTTATTGGCAATGTCCAAAAAGTCCACACCTTTTAAAATGCTATTTTTTATATCTATAACATCTTCTGGTGTCAATTTGTCTGATGAACCTAAATTTGCAATTCTAGCGGCTTCTTTTTGTTTATCAGATGTTTTGCGATTATACATTGGATTCCCAGAGCCAGACCTTTTTAATCTTGCCTCTTCATTCCATATTGTATTTTCACCACCATCTGTCATGTTAAATCCGTTTAAATAATTATTGCTTTGATACTCTGATATATATTCTCTTTCTTTCGGTGTAAGTTGTTGTTCTTCACAAAATTCCAAGACTTTAAATTCAAAACAATCACTGCCATATTTACTATATTCTCTTTGTAAATATATATTTCTATGGCAATTATGTTTTAGTTCCGATTTATGTCTTGCAATTCTTTGCTTAACTGATTTACTCTGACCGATATAGATTTTATTATTACATATATTGACTATTGCATATATTCCAGATTTCATGGCATCACCTCTATATATAGATTACCACATAATCCATTAAAACGCAAATAGTATTTTAGCTTTCACCGATTTTGACCAATTTGCTTATACCATTGCTGATATAAGGGACAAAATCTATCCATAAGAACTCCGTGAACATTCAAGCCATCCAGTGTGTCCGAATCGGAAGCAACCGGTTTAAATATGCCCTCATTAAACGCGGACACAAGCTCAGCTACAAGCATTTTTATCCTTTTTCTTAGGGTGGGCGATTTATGTACCATTCTCTTCGCTTCACCCCATATAATTTTAGCCTGATCACGCTTTGTAGCCACCGCATACACTTCAGGCCCCGGTTCGCCGTCGCCCACTTGTAAATACAAGCCCACAATGGATGCTAATAGTGATTTCCCATTCTTTTTCCCAACGATCAACACGGATTCTCTATATTTGCGGTTTCCCTCTATATCGATAAATCCAAATACGGCAGCCAGATGGGCTTTTTCCCACAACTCTAAGACAACCGGATATCCTCCCATTTTGCCTTTTGAGTGTCTGCAATAATTTTCCGCAAATTCAATAATGTGGTTTGCCCTAGCAGGACTATAATAATATTCTGAATTATTGTCACTTAAATCCAAAATTAACTTTTTGTAGGTTGTATAAATTTTTCGGTTTACAACTTCTTGCCCAGTCTCTATTTTCCCCCAGTACTCCAATATGGGATTATAGGTGAGCGGATATTTAACCATCACGCCCATTTATGAAATTATCAAAGTTATCATCTTTTATTTTAACCTCTTGCTTCGGGACAAGGTCACTAAGTTGTTTGATGATACTTTGATAATTTTTATTCATCGTGTTGTATAGTCTGGCAATTGGTCTTTCTCGCTCATATGGCTCCGTTTTCTCTGATTGTGTAAACATTTCTACATAGCCTTTTTCATCCAGCTCTACCTCCATCCACTCAAGGGTTATTCGCATGTACGCAGCCCTCTGAATCAGTCCTTCAATGATGCCTTTATTTTCCTTTGGCACGTTTTTGTAAATTAAATTAAGTCGTCTTTTTTCTTTCGAGATCTGTTCGTCTCTGGATAAAACTTTTTTGACCACCACATATATCACTTCCTCTCGTGTGTCCATTAAACGCCCAAATATACGGTTTAAAGCGTTTTATTTTACTTCCACCAAATATGGCTTTATACTTTTTATTTCTCTTAATATTTAAAGGAGGAGGGTTACGCAAATGTCCTGTGTAACCCACAAAAGTTGACCGCCGGTGATGCTGTGAGCGAGAACCACCCAAAACATGGGGGGGATACACTCTTATCTACCTTTCAAACTCTCTGAACCACTTCTCAATGATTTGAACTTGCTTGTTTTTATCAACTCTTTCGTCATCGTCCATCACTCGCCTAATACATTCTTCTTTACTAACATCAACAAAGATTAAATCATCAGCCTTTACCTTGTCTCTTAACCATTCACGCTCATCTACCTTAGGCAGCCCCGCTATTATCCATACGCTTTCACACTTGATACTTCTCATTGCTATTAAGTCATACACGTAATCACGTATATTAATTGCTGTACTCACTAAACAGTCTGGTGTCTCTGCCTTTGGCTGTAACCCTATCGCTTGTGCTATAAGATCAAGGTCAACAACCATATCCCCTACATTCATATGCTCTTTAACATATCGACTCTTGCCACTCCCGGGACAACCATATACAATATACACCCTTACTTCTTTCTTACACATATCCCCGTCCTCATCAAAATAATAGCAATCATCAATGCTCTTGCGCCGCTGAGTATGCCGTGTGTAATGACAATCTCTACACAATAACACAAGGTTCCATTCTCCATACACTATATTAGGGTCATTAACATTCTCGGGTGTTAAGTAAATTTCATGGTGTACTTCCTCTCCAGGCTTCCCACAATCAGCACACAACCCGAAGTATTTACTAAAGATATATTCTCTACAATCTTTCCACCGCTTACTCGCATACAGTCGTTGGGCAAACACTCTTGCCAATCATACCACCTCATTTTTAGGTATTAAAAAAGACGCCCGGATAGATGCCTCATTATTATTATTTATTTCATACTACCATATTACCACGGACAAAGCGGACAAAACGGACAACATTAATTTTCTTCTAGAAATCTGTCATGCATCTTCCTGACGCTATCCCCTGTATTATCACCGCCGATGTTTATTGCAACTTGCCCCCACTTCATACACGATATATGCCGGTAAAACAATATCTGTCTCAACAAGCTATCATCAATTGAGTTGATATATGTCATAATCCGTTCTCTTTGAATTTGTATTTCAATCAATTTCCCGTTAATGATTCGCTCTATGTTATCAATGCTCGCCACTCGGTTTGCTGTTTTGTCTGATATTCCCGTTCCTCTTGGCATGTCAGTTATCTGCTGGCATTTAATCAGCGATTCGCATTGTACCTTTTCCAATTCACGCTGCCACATTTCGAGTTCACGATTTAGGTAATATATCTGTGACAGTTCTTTTTTAGTCATCCGAACCCTCCTTGTCAAAATGTAGCATCCCTCACCCTGAGTGATGCTGTTTATTTTTTTCATTTATATCTTCTATTAATTTTTCAACCTTCTTCCACACACCGGGCAATAATTAAAATATGAAATAAAAAGGGAAACGGAATCATTAACCCATTGTTGCGCCGTTCCGGTTTTAATGCTGACACATGCTTTGAATTTACTATCAGGCCATTGAGCAATGATATAATTTTCCTTTGCATCTTTTTTTACTCTATTTTTTTCAACTCTGCAATATTCACAATCGTTGTTCATTTTTGTTTGCCTCCATCTTCATCTTCGGATTGTCATAAATGTTGCCAATTATTTCAATCTCAGATTCATAAAAAAGACCTAAATCTTTATCTTTCACGATATATTTTGGGATTGGTGCACGGTTTTCATCTCTCA